CCAGTTGCCCACCTGGGAGTTGAGCTTGGCCCGGTTGCGTCGGTTGTGGGCGGCGATCTGTTCGAGGAAGGCCGGCTGGCCGGAGGGTCCCAGGATAACCGGCCGGGGCGCCTTGTGGATCAGTGGCTTGTCGCTCATGGCCGACCCCACCGGCACGCCAGACGAGCGCGCTTGCTCTCCTGGATGTTGCGAATCACCCAACCCCAGGCAAGGCATCTCCAGATCAGTGTCTGTAATTTAGCGGAGAGTCTCATGGCCGATTCCCCCACCTGGGCGGGAGGGTTCTGGCGGTGTAGTCGCCGACCAGCTCGTCCTTGCGCTTGTATTCCTTGCAGGCCTTCTTTTTCTCCGGCAGCGGTAGGCGCTTCAGCATACAGACGCCGTCGACCAGCCGGTAGCAGTCCTTGCATTTCATGGGTGCCGGTTATCGAACAGCCTCCGGATCCGTCGGGTCCAGGTAGAGCTGCTGGTAGAACGACGCGGCCAGGTGCAGCGCCACGTAGACGGCGCCGAAAGGAACCGCCAGGGCCAGGGCCAGGGCTTTAGTCAGTGTCTGTTTCATCCTCACCACCTTTGACGAACTTGTTCAGCTCCTGGTCGGCCTTCTTCTGCTTGTCGGTTGGCTCCTGGTCGCCGGCCTGGGCCGGAGCCGCTCCGCCCTTCTTGGCCTTCGCGAGCATCCCCTCCTCGATCGCCTTCGCCTCGGCGACCGCGGCGGCGTGCTCCTTGTTGAAGTCCAGCGAATCCAGGACGGCCTGCTCGGCCTGCTCCCGGGTCTCGTGTGGCCAGAGCATCATTCGGAGGTCGACCGGTGTGGCGGCGCCGACCTCTATGGCCTTGACGATCTGGTAGACGTTCGCGACGATCTTGTCCGCCGTTGCGTCCTCAACTCCGCCGGTGTTGTCGGCCTTCTTCTGCTTGGGCTCCTTGGAGTCCTTGTCGACCAGGTCGTCGACCTTCTCGTCGGTCTCCTTCTTGTCGACCTCGGACGGGTACCGGGTCATGGCCTGGTTGATTCCGGCGTTGATCTCCAGGTTGTTCTTGACCTGCTCCTCGGCTGTCTTGAGGTCGACACCCTTGGCGGCCGCGTGCCACTCGTAGTAGTTGGAGATCCCGAATTCGCATTCCTCCCGGTACCGGTTGTTTATCGCCACATGGTCCACCGGCCCGGTGTCGAAGTGGCCCGGGTCCCACTCGGGAATGAGGTCGTCCGGGATCAGAGCGTAGCCGTGGTCCCTCTGGTGGTAGTTCCAAACCACGATCATTTTGTCCTGCAGGTCCCGGACCTGGGGCCGAAGGATCTTGGTTTTCTTGCCGGTGTACCGGATCAGTCCGTCGAGCTCGATCTCCAGGGCGATCCCGCTGGGTGGCAGTCCGCCTTTGATGTCGACCAGCTTGGCCGGTAGCTTTTTCAGAAGGGCCATGTACTGGACAAGCATCTGGTAAACGTCGGTGAAGGGCCCGACGTTGCCCTGGGGGGTCTTGAAATTGAACGTCACGCCAGGCGGGACGGTCAAGGCCTTGTTGGGTGTGGCGAATACGATCTGCTTCAGCTTGGCCAGGGTCTCCTTGTCGGACTGGCCCGGCTGGGCCTCAAAGGCTGGGATCACGGCCATCTGCCAGATCATGTTGTGGTGCAAGTAGGTCATGCCGAGGTTGACGACCCGGTTCAGTCGGACCAGGTCGTCGCCGCCCTTCCAGTACACGGCCTCCTTTCGCATCTGAAACCAGGTGAAGGGATACATCGGCTTCCCGGTGTGGCGGTCCTTGAAAGGATTCTGGTCCTTGTCGTTGACCGAGACGGAGCCCTGGGCGGTCGATATGTAGTGCATGTCCGGGTAGTAGATCTTTCCGCTCTCGTCGTTGTTCTTGCCCCGGTTGTGGTCGCTGGCCGCCCAGACCTCGTATCGGGGATCGGAGTTGACACCACCCTCGCCCTCCCGCTCGAATAGCACGCCATAGGCGGCATACGGATCCCACTCACGGGCCGGATTAATTCCGATGTGGACCTGGTCGGGGTCCCACTCGGAGACCTCGAGCCGGTCCCGGTTCCACCAGACCTTGCCGGCGCAGTTCCGGTGGGCCTCCAGGGCGGTGTCGATCTCGTTCAGGACCAGGTCGGTCCCGGCCCTGGCGTGCATTTCCGCGAAGGACTTGGCGACCTCGGCCTTGGAGTCGACCTCCTCGCCGTTCCTGTCCTTGAGGTAGAACCGCGAGCCGCGGCCCTCGAACACTTTGGCCCGGGCCTCCCAGATAAACTGGGCGATCGCGTATTGGACCATTTTATAGTCCATGTGCTTGTACGACTTCTCAAACTCCTGTTTGAGAAGATCGAATCCGTCGGCGTGCATGTCGCCGTCCAGGTAGGCGCGTCGCCTGGCGATGTCCGCGATATACTCGGAGCCGCTGGGATAGCGCCAGACGTCGGCCTTCTCCCGCAGAAACTGGAGGTCCCGCTGGTTCTCCTGGAGTAGCCACTGCCTGGCCTTGTCGACTATTCGATTGATTCGCTCGCCCATCAGGTCACCGTCCAGACCTCGGCCGTCAACCGGTCCACCGGATGATAAAACCGGCAATGATACCGGACATCGTCGGCCGCATGAGAAAAAGTATCGTCGTGGTAGGGCTCGTCGGGAGCCTTCCCGTCCTGGGTCTCCGAGTAGCTGTAGCCAGGCATTGCCTTGAGAACCGAGCGGAGCTTGTTCTGTTGGGCGCTGCCGTAACCACAGACCGGGTCCGGGTTATGCTTCAGGGATTCAGCGAAAAACAGATAGGGATGCCCGTCCAGCGGATCCAGGGCGAGCTGGACATGGGAGACGCCCACCTTGACCCGCTGGCCGTAGAGATAATTGACCGGGACGCCGAGCTCCTCCTGGGCCTGGATGATCTCGGACTCGCCGGAGGTGGCCTGGACGGCCTTCCCGGCCGGGTCGCAGACGGCCTCCTCCGCCGGCCAGGCGCCGATCATCGCGTCCGGACTCTTACGAGCCTTCGCGATCCTGCAGAGGCGCCGGACGTGTACCGGCGTGTACTTCCCGTCGGGGTAGATCTCGTCCACGCAGATCGAGACCTCCCGCTTCGTGACCCACCCGCCAGGCATCCGGGCGCCCTTCGGGACCCGCTGCATCCAGAGGACGTGGGGCCGCCTGGGCGACCAGTCGAAAACGTAGTTCATCACCGGGCGAGAGTGGGAGCCGTCCTCCATCTGCACGTAACGTCCGAATTGCCACGGGATAACGTGGCGCTTCTCGTCGTACATCGCGTAAACCGAGCCACCACTGGCCACGAACTGGCCCTCGAGGTAGCAGGCGTGCATGTGGGCCGGACAGAACGATCGCAAGTTCCGGATATATTGCTCGGTGGCGAATCGGTTGTCATAGGTCCGGACGTGCATCGCCCGGCGCTCTGAATCGTCCCGGCCCTCGAACTCCTCCGAGAGCCAGCCGATCTTTGGGAGCGTGGTCAGCAGGATCCGGAGCCGGGTATCCGCCTCCCGGGCCCGGGCCACTGCATTCTCGAACGCTTTCCGAACCATCAGGTGGGGCTCGTCCAGTAGCAGATAGGTAAGATCGGACATCTGGATACGTTCGGGGACGTGGCCGGAACGATAATACAGCAGCCGCTGGCCTGGGAGGTGAATCACTCGGCGCCCGATGTCGTGGTGAACAATGATCTTCTTGAACGACGGGAGCAGCGTCCGCTGGAGATACTCCTCGAGGAGCTGGTGGGTCGGCTGCAGTACCATCCCGGCCGTTCCCGGCGGCGACAGCATGGCCGACAGTCCAATGAACCCGAGCCCGGTGGTAGTCTTGCCGGAGCCCCACCCGCCGAACAGGCCGGTGGCGAATGCCAGGGAGGTCGCGGCGTCCCACTGGTAGCCCTGCAGGTGGAGGGCCTCGTGGATTCCGAGGCGCGCCTTCTTAGGGTTCAGTATTGGCCACATCGTCTGGTGGGGGCGGAGGTGGAGTTGCGTCGAGCCCGACCTGGGCCCGGACGTCTGCGACTGTGCAACCTGGCTGGATAGAAACAAGGACAGAATCAGAACCATCAGGACCCTTGTCAACGCCGAGGACCAGGTCCTCCGGCTCGACGTCCTGGGAGACAATCGGGTCCGGATTGTCCGACATGCCGAGGTAGTTTTTCGCCAAGAAGATCGCCGCGGCCGCGGAGTTGTCGTACTGGGCCCGATACCAGAGAACCCGGCGCAGGCTTTTTTTGAGCTCTGCCGCTCCCTTTTTGAGCACCCGACAAAAGTCCTCGTCATCCTTCCGGCGGCGTTCGATGGTTTTGGTGCTGCAGTCGAACCAGTCGGCCAGCTCCTCGTCGGTGCATCCGAGCTGGGCCAACTTCTTGAGCTCGGCCAGATTGAACTTTTTGGGGGGGCGTCCTGTCTTTTTCCTGGAGGTTGGCTTGCGGTAGGTTTTCCGCTTCTCACGCTTGGAACTCAATCGCTGCCCAGTCTAGCTGGTGTTTGCCGTCTCGCGGCGATCGGCGTCTGGCGCCGTAACACGATTAACTACCTTCGTAACACGGTCAGTAGCACGATGTCAAGGGGTCGTGCTACTTGACGCCGGCCCTGGGTCCGTGACACTCTCCCCGGCATGGGCGCCGCCACCGGCCGGAAGGTCTACCAGAATCCGCGAATCACCACGGAGCAGGCGCCGGAGTCCGTCCTCCAGGAGATCGAGCGCCAGGTCGACCGCTACTGCAGGGCGACGATCGAGGAGGCCTTCGCGGATCTGATAGT